CGGCTACGTTTAACGTGACTTTGACCTCCTGGTCGGTAAGCCGCCGGATTAGTGTGCCCTCTTTTTCCTCTACCTTTATGTCAGCAAAGTTGGGCCCCACAGACATAGTAACGCCATCCACCGTATATCCGATTACAATGGCATCCACACCCACGCCGAGTGTTATCTCAGCAGTGCCAACTAATACATTGGCTGTATCTACCATCTCGCGCCTCCTTTAGGCATCAGTTATCGTGCCAAATATGCCAGTATCCGCCACCAGTGCAGAGAAGGTTACGGGGACAACCGAAACCTCGCCTTTCTTAAAGGGGATGCCAACTTCACCCGTGGGATTAACCGCGGGGAAGTTGATAGTGCGGGCGGCACCGGCCGGGTCCAGACCTGCTACATCAAGCTCGAATTCCTGGAGGAGCGGGTCAGTTGAGAAGCCACCGCCTATTGTAACCACCGCGCCAGAAATTGAACTGCCGGGAATGGCTGCCACCAGATTATCAAGCGTTGCTTCTGCAAAAGTAAGTGTGACCTTAACTTCCTGATCAGTCAATCTCCTGATAATCGTACCGACATTTTCCTCAACCTTGATATCGGCGAAGCTAGAACCGATAGTTAGCGTGACACCATCAATCGTATAGAAACCCGTAATTGTAGTCGTTCCCCCCTCCTGAAGACCTCCTGAGTGTGTGGCAGCACAAGTGATTGTGACTGTGGCAACTCCCACTAAAACATTAGCTGTAGTTCCCATTGCAAACCTCCTATCTGATTTTTATTCCGGCCGAGATTACTTGCTCAGTTATTTACCTCACTTTAATCTCAAAGAAAGTTAAAACCCGGAAGTAGTTTGGAATCTCATCGACCAAATCCTGTCCCTGTACCTCTTCCCGGGCTGACAGTATGTAGTAATCGGTCATTCCGATTGTCACTTTCACATTCTGGATGCCTTGAAGCGCATCATAGAGAGCCGTATACACTTCCCGAGCCTCTATCGGGTTATCTGCCCAACAGTCAAATTGAACACTGGGAGTAGGTATGTCCGGTATGTAAGGTGTTGAATCTCCGCCTCTAGTAAAGAAGCCCAAAGCCGGTAACACTGCATTTTCAGGCAACCGAGGACAGTATATCCGTGGGGCATCAGGAGCAAATAGAGCTATAATTCCAGCATCGGCGGCCAGATAGGTTCTTATCACTTTATTGGTATCTAATAAGCTCATCTTAAATTCGCCTTTATATTCCCGGGGAGTTCTTTCATGTGGCGGTCTAGGGCTGGCTTGAAGTACGGCCGAGCTGGCATCTTCACTGTCCCAGTTTCCAGGAAACCGCCGTATCCCGAAGTGCTGTAAACCGAACCCTCTAATTTATTTGCTTTGTATTCAATCATTCGAGCATTGTTGCCCGTCAACCAGGGGCTATGTTTAATAACATCGTTGGCAATATCTACTATTACATCCCTCAGCCCCTTCTCGGCGGCCCCGTTCACCTTATTACTGACCGATTTGAACTTGAGGTTAGAAATTACTTTTAGATTTATCTTCATGTCACTTTTTGAAGGGATAGTTCCTTGTGGTGCTCCCCTATCCCGTTTGACCTTATCTGTACCAGAATTATTTCGAAGGTTGAGCTATCTACAACTCCCCCGGTAGAGGCCAGTAAAATATTGCTAACCCTATCCTGTTCATCCACGTTCACCAGATTATCGACAAACAGTTTCCAGTCGGAGATTATGACTTCAGCCCCAACCTTGACCTCCCTCCCTGTTGTGCTGACCAATCGGCAGGGCTGGCTTGTGTAGACTATCGGCCATGTCTTTGCCGGTGTGCCATAATCATCAGCCGCACCCTGAGAGAGTAAGCTGATATCGCAGGTGTGGATTAACAGGCTGTCAAAGCTCATTCCTCTACCCCTGATAAATCAAATTCAGCCCAGGTTAGATAGGGTGTCCCGGCAACCGCTTCCCTGAGACGGGTAGCCAGAGCGAGCATCTTATCGACATTTTTCTGAGAATAGGAGTAGTCACCTATCTTCTCGCTATCTGGACTAGCCGTATATTTGGCCGCCCACGCTTCGAGAGCCATAGCGGCAGCCAGGTTGATTGAGCCCTCGGTAGTGTAAAAATAGGTCAATTCCTCATCGGTGAACACGGCATCCGTGGAGGGGGAGACATCCGTATCACCTATTATTAAGCGGATTTTACCTACGGTATTAGTTATGTCATATGTATATGTACTCATTAATAACAATCCCTCCTTTTATGCCAGGGATTGAGCCTCCCTATGGCCAGCCTAGAAATGCCCAGCCTTGAAATGGGAACCCTCAGTAGGGTTTTAAGTATCGCGCAATATGAGGCGGTGACCTTCACACCGATAATTACGAGAGCCGTTTTAGCTGCTATGGCAAGGGTACTAGAGGCTGATACCAAGTTACCTATACTCACGCTGGCCGATCTGGTGAAACTTAATACCCTAGAAGCGGATACCAACTCGCCTATAATTACCGAGGCGCTCCTGACAGTCCCCCAAGCCCCCGAAGCTGATACTAAGTTCCCGATAATAACACTGGCCGACCTTGTGAAGCCCGTAGTTCTAGAGGCTGATACCTTGACCCCGATAATAGTGGAGGCCGACCTTGTAAATGACAGTGTTCTTGATGCCGAGACAAGGTTTCCTACCAACACGGAGGCACTTCGGGTAAACCCCCTTATCCCTGATGCAGAGACCAGATTGCCAATAATCACTGAGGCGGTTCTAGTGTATGTTAGGGCTCTGGAGGCAGTGGCTAAAACACCGACAATCACCGAACTAGACCTTGTTGCTCCAAATGTCCTTGAGGCGGCGACCAGATTACCGACTATGACAGAGGCACTCTTGACATACCCCATTATTACACTGGCCGCAACTAAAACACCGACAATCACAGCGCTTGACCTTGTTGACGCAAGAGCTCTGGAGGCGGAAACTAGATTACCAATTATGACAGAGGCTTTCTTGACATATCCCATTATTACACTGGCCGCAACTAAAACACCGACAATCACAGCGCTTGACCTTGTTGACGCAAGAGCTCTGGAGGCGGAAACTAGATTACCAATTATGACAGAGGCGTTCTTGACATACCCCATTATTACACTGGCCGCAACCAGTACCCCAATGATTACCGAAGATGAGATTGACCTCCCCCAGCTCTTAGAGGCGGCTACGAGGACTCCGATTATTACAGAACTATCACGGTCATAGGCTAAAGCACGGGAGGCAAATGGTACTACACCAATATAGACAGTGGCTGATTCTTCATAATTGACTCCCCCACTCTCTGTTCCTGTGCCGTAGATAAGAATTGTGGCATCTGCATCATAATAATCAGAGAAATCGGCTTGGTCGTCCTCATCTATACATTCTCCAGCACAGCGCCTTAAGCCACCATAGCCCGAAGAAGCATAATGACAGCGAGAATTAGATGAATTTTTATCAAAAAGCGCAAGGCAATCATTAGTTTCAACAGCTATTGTAAGGCCAGTAAACGGCTCTGGGTTTGCTGCCACATTCCCCAGTTGTTCGCTACTTCTGACTTTATAAGTCGTGCCACTAACTAAATACAAAAGACCCACATATAAATCTGTTGCCTCTGCTGAAATGTCAACGTCTATTGTATCTATCGTCCCTGACGCATTGGCTGGATTTGTGAGAGTCATATATGTTTTCTCATAAATAGCTAATGTACTCCCACCCCCCACTGGTTCAGCCCCAATATCAATCGTCCCCTTCTCCCCTATATTCAAATCGGTAGGGGGGACTCTTGAAACGCCTATCTGGAATTCGTCTTTGCGGGATAGAACATCGGCTACCTTCTGCTGATTGAAAACTTTGTCTTTCGGGTCGCCCTTTACGAAGATGTCACGGATAGAGCCTTTTACTTTAGGAACTTTCTTCCAGTTTTCAATGAAGGGAACGCCAGTATTCCAAGACTGCTGGTGGAAGGTATAGAAGTAATTTAAGGTGCGTTCTATCTGGGCTTTAATGTAGTTGTCTGTCGGCTCTTTGGGTAGCCATATCTTGTGAGAGTGAAAGGGGTTGTTCTGCCAGACGTGAGGTAAGGACTCAAGCCAAGCATCATAGTCCTTCTGGTCTTTGGGATTGCCTTCTTTATCTACCTTGCCTGGATATCCTTCGGGAGGAATGACGGGCACGTTGACGTAATGTCTCTCATAGTTCGGGTCATCGGGGTTTAGGAAATAGTCAACACGAAGTTTTACTACATCTTTTACTATGCCTGAACCTGATTTTTCAATAACTGCATAGGGCACTATTAACTCCCCAGCTTAAACTGCATTTTCCCTTCACAGGTAAGCGTGTCCGCATTCTCGCAGGCTAGAGCAGAAGCAAGGCAGCACTCCATATAAACGACATCATCATCATCGTTCAGAATGGCAAATCCTGAGACTGACTGTGAACCCGAGGCGGTAAAGACATGGTCGAGTTCTACCGTGTCATCGGTTACTGTAGTGGTCGAGG